TTCAAATGATAACCAATGATTAAATGTGCTGAAGGCGTGGACTTGCCAATAGTAGGAATTATCGTTATTAAATGCTTCATTTGGTATATTAGTCTGGTGAACACTACTCGCACTTGCATCGCCTTGTGCGTCACCTGTGCCATCTAACGCGCCTGCACCTGCTAACAGAATTTCATTTCTTGTTGTTGAACCAATCGCTAACCGTTTTGTTTTCGCATCAACATCAATACTTGCTCCAAACCCACCGCTTGGACCAATTATATCACTTAAACTACCGTCTAACAACCAATCACCATTAGCGGAAAGTTTATATGTATACGCAATACCTTGCGGAAATACCGTACCTGCACCTGATATATCTTCGCCTCTTTTTGTAGAAATAATCGCATAACTAGAGTCAATTGCTACATCACCATTATAACCAAGTTGACCGTAAGAATACAACCCCAAATTAGCATCAATAGACCAGGTATCGTCTGGATTTAATTTATAGATATTCGCCCCACCATATAGATAATCATTTGCATAATACGCTATTTCACCTATAAAACAAGCATGAGAAATATGACTTTGTGTGATATTTAATACATATGTTGTATATGAACCTGGCGTTGAGACATTATATTCTCCACGGCTAGCATCGTTTGTAATAGAATTACTATTAGAAGGCCCAAAATTTGGCACATTATTGCGAGTATCTAAAACGTCATAAGTTCCAGAACCATTATCATATGCTGAACTACTTGTAGCACCTCGTAATTGCCAACTCTTAGGATTGTAGATTGATCCAGGAGCAGTATCATTCCTACCCCATATTTTATATTTAGTAATTGTTGTATTCGTTGGAAATACAAACATTATATGAAAAATGCCGTCGCCGATGTCTGGATCGATATCATTGTTGCTGAATAGGTTGGGAGCTGAATGTACACCATCCGTATTACTAGACAATGTACCATTAAATACAGATGGACCACTACCAAAATTCCCTCCGTAGCTGCTCCAACCTACACTACTAGCAGTGCCTTGTCCAGTAGTACCATCTCCATTTCTTCCTCCAGCGCCTGCAGCTAAGTATTCTAAGTCTTGATTTCCTTTTCCATTACTTGCTATTATGCGATTATTTGCCATATCTATATCGATATTTTTACCCAAATAAGCACCTTCTGAATTGCCGTAAATAGCAGAATGAAAATTCCAAAATTCTCGGGTTAATATTTTAATACCATAAATGCCGTTGTATAATGACCCCATATCGATTCCATGTTGTTTACAACTAATATAGAATGCCTTACCGTCTTTCTTTGGCGTGAATTCAGTATATGCACCTGATTGACCAGGTGTGCCATAACTTATATCATATTGTGGATTTGTTGATATATCATATCCATTATTTACATATCCGAATAAAATACGATGATCTAAATTACTGGGATCAGATTGGTCAAATCTATATCGCTGTCCAGCATAAAAATATGGGGTATTTGATATGTCGTTATCTATTACAAATTTATCTCCACTACTTAATGACTTAACCCCTATTTTATGATAAACTATATCGTTATCCGCTTTATCAACTGGGTTGTAACTTAGTTCATAAACCAATATTCTACCGGTTCCTCTATCGTATAAATGGTCGCCGACAAAAGCGTAACTATTATCTATTTTCACATTATTAGGTCGTTTTTCTTCATTAATCCCATAACTGGAAGTTTTTGTTATTTTAATGTGATATATAACCATAATACTTACGCTATTCTCTTGAACTTTTAATACTTGGTTTGGTTTAAATGAAAATGTAACCGTCTTATCCAGTTCAGTAGTAGTATCTATTGTCGCTCCATCTAATAAAATAGAAACATTATTTTGATCATAATTCCATCCGTATCTTACTTCTACTCTTCCGTGATATTTTGGTAGAATTTTTTGAATCCAACCACTGGTGCTACCACTAAATAATAGTGGATATGGATACGTATTTGTATTGGTCGAGTACACAGAGTATGCGTTTATGATATTATGTGTAAAATCATTATAATTACACCAATTTTCAAATATAGTATCATATAAATTATCGGTATTCCCCTCCCCCATAAGTCTTCCTATTTCTCCGAAATCGTAAAATATTTCTTCAGCATCATTCGCGGATAAACTTGCGAGTTGATTTGTTGTATAACTTGCCTTGTGAACGAAGTTAGTATTATCATTAGGTTTTCGAATTCTTACCCCGTATTTAGCACTGCCCAAATCACCTGTTACTTGTGCCGCGGATATATCTACATCACTTGGGTCATATATATTACCGCTATAACTTAAGACAGATAGGTTAGGGGTTGGTTCATTAGAATCGCTGCCAACAATATAATTAAAAATCAAACTATTTTTATGATAATCCAAACCATAACCTGAAATATCGACAATCATGCCGTTAGATAAATTAAGCGAAACATCACCTGAATATGATACGTCTTTTATCCAGGTTGCGGTAATAGGAATTTTATCACCTTCTTTATATTGTTTATCTGGTGCTGAAACCGAAACTAATTGGACTTCTGTTCCTGGATTAATGCTTGATATATCGGTTAATATATTAACATTTGGCATCAAAATATTGTTAGGATAATCATCACCATAATATGCTAATTGACCAATCATTAACCGGTTAGGATCACTGCTGTCATTATTGGTAATACGTAATACATAATATTTGTAATATCCTGGGTTTGCAACATAATATTCGTTTCTATTTGTATCGCCTGCAATATCTGCAGTTGTAGATTGTGACCAATCTGTTTGATTACTACGTGTATCAATTATGGTATAAGTAGAGAGATCGTTATAATTAAAATCACTTTTGATATTAGTAATTACACCATCACAGATACCAAGCAATTCCCAATCTTTTGGATGACGCCTGTCGTTTGCTGTAGGATTATTTCTTGCCCATATTTTATATTTTGTAATATATTTTTCAGTTGGAAATTCAAATGATAACCAATGAGGAAATGACGAATTAGCACTATGCCAACCATCTGTGTTGTCGTCATTAGTACCATTAAATGCATCCATTACCGACCCCCAGTAGATTTCAGTCCAACTACTCGCACTTGCATCGCCATCTAATCCACCTGTGCCTCTGAGACCCGTTAACCCACCCGCTAATAGTTTAGTACCAGGCGTATCTAAAGTCAATGCCGCACCACCACTTTGGTCTCGTATATCACCCGATATATTAACAATTTTTAAATCCATTGTATTTTGTTTTCTTTGAACTGTATAATTAAATTTAAGTATATTTGTTCCTGAACCATCAAGATAAGTAGCTGTACCTCCATTTGATAAATTCAAACTTAAATCTGGTGTTCCATTCTTATTCACTGGTTCGCTCCAACCAGTTTCTATAGATATTGTGTCACCTATTTTGTATGTACCCGCGGTAGTTTTCGCATATAATAAACTAGCACTTGTATCCACATTACTTGTATTGGATAAAATTTTAACATTAGATAAGATACCACTTCCGTTGCCAACAGGCAACCCATCAGAACCGCTAATATCGCCGGAAATACCTAATACCTTTAAATCTACTGCGTTTTCGCCCTCACCAACAGTGTAATTAAAATGAAGCGTATTTGTTCCATTACCGGAGTTGTTTACATCTAACGAAGCAACGCTCTCCTTTACAGGCGACGAATAATACGCTACCTGGGCAATCACTACATAGTTAGGATCACTGTCGTCATTATCGGTAATATGTAATACATAGTATTTGTAATATCCTGGATTTGCAACATAATATTCCTTTCTATTTGTATCATCATGAATTGATGTAGACGATGATTGTTGCCAATTTGTTTGATTACTACGTGTATCAATTATGGTATAAGTAGAGAGATCGTTATAATTAAAATCATTTATACTATTAATTTGACTATCACGGATACCAAGTAATTGCCAATCTTTTGGCGCCCGAGTGTCATTTACGCCCGCCATTCTCCCCCATATTTTATATTTTGTAATATATTTCTCAGTTGGAAATTCAAATGATAACCAATGAGGAAATGACGAATTAGCACTATACCAAACATCATTCTGATCGACAATAGTATTATCAAATGCATGGGTTGGTGGGTAAACCGTGGGTGGGGGACGGGAGCTTGCGGTTGCAACACCTTGTCCAATATTACTGCCATCTAACGCCCCCGCACCTGCTTCTAATTTATATGTATAGCTAATGCCGTGTAGTATTAAACTTGGGTCTGGTACGTTGTTTTGGTTAATATATACTTTATCATACCATCGGGCACAAATAGGAATAGTTTCTCCTGGGAAATAGTTTCCAGGTGGGGCATAATAACTCATAAGCGGTTCACCAGAGAAAAATAAAATATTACCGTTAGTCAAATTTGTAACGGGGTAATTAGCTAATGTACTACTAATATTTGATTGATTTGGAAAATAAACCCTGTTGCTATCTGATTCCGCCCACATATAAAGATATTCAGTGCCTCCATTCTCTCCCCATAAAATTCTAATAAAATATTGCTTATTAGCAACGACATCATACGTTCCTGTATTTCCGGTGTATTCACCATTAGGTACATTATAATCAGCCCAAGTAGGACACTCTATTCCTTCGTGTAAATTTAAACTTAAATCGCTATTTCCACCATTTGATGGAGCGTTAAAAGAAGTATCGCTTATGTAAATAGCACCTAAATTATTACATATAATTCTAAAATAAACCTTTCCGGTGAAATTTGTAATCATTCTTCCCCAAATATTGTAATTATAACTATTATTTACATCACCTCCTAGTCCATTACCTATTGAAATGTGTGTCATTTTATTGAAACTGGTATCGTAATAATTAAATTGTGCTGTATTGCCGTCCCAATAACCATTGCTATTACCAATATCACTTATGTCGTAGTATAAACCATCAGATGTAATATTAGATGTATATATGTTATGATTACTTATATCGGTTACAACCGTTGTTGAAAATCCACCTCTACTAAATCCTAAACTGCCTAAGTTTGAACTTCCTACGGGCACATTGCTAAAACCTCCTACATAACGATTACTAGTATTTTCTACTGTATTTGTTTGCACGTTTGATAATCCTAACCCCCATTTATCATAATCTGTTACTTTACTTGTTCCATAACTGTTTCCGCTATATGAAGTACCTCCACCACCTGATGAACTACCTCCACCACCTGATGAACTACCGCCATTTCCTGAACCATATGACATTTATATAGTAATATATAATTAAGATAGATATATTAATATAACAAAAACTACATATTATAGCTTACATCAAGAACCTGCTATTGTTTTGCGTATTGTTCTGATTATTTTGCTGATTATTTTGCTGATTATTTTGCTGATTATTTTGCTTCTCAGGGGGTTTTCTCATATCCTTGCATCTCCAACTTCGTCTACAAGGTAAAACAACTTTGCCATTATCTTTGCCATTATCATTGCCGTTTCCAGACATTTACAGATATATATTATAAAAGAAATTGAATAAAGAAATTGAAATTAATTAAATGATTTAATGAATAAAGTTAAGGATATAATATTTAGTAAATAAATAAGAATAAAAATGTCGCAAGTGCAGAATAGCCAAGTGCAGAATAGCCAAGGGCAAAGTAGCCAAGTGCAGAATAAATCACCACAGAATAAATTGGCTCAAAAGTATCAGAAGAAAACCGATAAACAACACGTACTTGATAATCCCGATACTTATATAGGTTCTGTTGAAAAGGTTGACACTGAGAACTGGTTGCTAAAAGATAATGAACCAGCAGATATTACATCTCATTCTATTATTTATAAGAGTCATAATTATATTCCAGGTTTGTTCAAGTTATTTGATGAAGGTATTGTAAATGCTCGAGATCATGTCGTAAGAATGCAAACTCAAGGTACCAATCAAGTTACTTATATCGCAGTTGATATTACCGAAGACGGTGTTATTACTATGACTAATGACGGTGACGGAATTGATGTTGCTATACATCCTGAACACCAAGTATATATTCCTGAGCTAATCTTTGGACATCTAAGAACATCAACGAATTACGATAAAACAGAGAAAAAAATTGTTGGTGGTAAGAATGGTTTTGGTTTTAAGTTGGTTCTTATTTGGTCTGAGTGGGGTTCAGTTGAAACTATTGACCATACACGAGGTCTAAAATACAATCAATCTTTCAAAAACAACCTAGATAATATTGAGAAACCTACTATTACAACGTGTAAAAAGAAACCGTATACTAAAATCACATTCAAACCTGATTATAAACGATTGGGTATCGAAAATTTGGATGCTGATATGCGCGCACTTCTTAAGAAACGCGTATATGATATCGCTGCGATTACCGATAAAGCAGTAAAGGTAAAGTTTAACTCACAGGTTGTACCCGTAAAGAATTTCCAGCAATATGTAGATTTGTATATCGGTTCTAAAGCAGATACAAAGCGTATATACGAGGAAGCAAATGAGCGCTGGGAATATGCTGTGTGTCTTACGCCTAACGACGAATTTACGCAAGTCAGTTTTGTAAATGGTATTCATACGAGTAAAGGCGGTAAACACGTAGAGTATATCCTTAATCAAATCACCCGTAAATTGGTAGCATATATCAAGCAAAAACGCAAGGTAGATGTTAAACCAAACACGCTAAAGGAACAGCTGATGCTTTTCGTAAATTGTTCGGTTGAAAATCCCAGTTTTGATTCACAGACAAAGGATTTTATGAACACTCCCGTAAATAAATTCGGGTCAACGTGTGAAGTATCCGAAAAGTTTATTGAAAAGATAGCCGCTAAATCAGGTCTTGGGGTTATGGATGTTGCTTTGGCGCTAACCCAAGTAAAAGAAAACAAAGAGGTGAAAAAGACAGACGGTAGCAAGGTGAAATCTATCAGGGGTATACCGAAACTGGTAGACGCTAATTATGCCGGCACAGAAAAATCGCAGTTTTGCACGCTAATTCTTTGCGAAGGAGACTCAGCTAAAGCAGGTGTTATTTCGGGTCTAAGCAAAACAGACCGCGATATTTATGGCGTATACCCGATGCGCGGTAAGCTGCTGAATGTCCGCGATGAAACAACTAAAAAAATAGCGGATAATAAGGAGATTGCTGAACTAAAGACCATATTGGGTCTGGAAAGCGGTAAAAAATATACGCAAGAGGAAATCAATAAGAAGTTGCGATATAATAAGGTAATGTTTATGACGGACCAAGATTTGGATGGTAGTCATATTAAGGGTCTGGGTATTAATTTGTTTGATAGCCTGTGGAACTCTCTTATACAAATACCGGGTTTTATCGGATTTATGAACACGCCTATTATCAAGGCGAAAAAAGGCGCACAAGAACTGCTATTTTATAACGATGGTGAGTACGAAGCCTGGAAATCCAACCCTGAGACGAATACTAAGGGATGGAATGTGAAATATTATAAGGGTTTAGGCACAAGTACGTCTGCGGAATTTAAAGAATATTTTAAAAATAAAAAGGTTGTGGGATTTGAATGGACTGCTGGAAATACGGCAAATTCAATTGATAAAGTGTTTAATAAAAAGCGCGCAGATGATCGCAAGGATTGGTTAGGAGAATATAATCGCGAGAATTATTTGGATACTAACCAACCGCTTATCAAGTATGAGGAATTCGTAGATAGGGAGATGATACATTTCTCTAAATATGATTGTGACCGCTCTATTCCTAACTTGATGGATGGTTTGAAGATTAGTCAACGCAAGATTTTGTATGCGGCGTTTAAGAAGCGTCTAACAACAGAAATCAAGGTTGCCCAGTTTAGTGGATATGTATCGGAGCACTCGGCATATCATCATGGTGAGGCAAGTCTAAATGGTGCTATAGTTGGTATGGCGCAGAATTTTGTTGGTTCTAACAATATTAATGTTATGGAACCGAAAGGTCAATTTGGTACGCGCCTTCAAGGCGGTAAAGACAGCGCGTCTGAAAGATATATATTTACGCATTTGGCGGGAATTACCCGCAACATTTATCGTGAATCAGACGATAAGATATTGAAATACTTGGATGATGATGGTTATCCTGTTGAACCTGTTTATTATGCTCCTATTATTCCAATGTTGCTTGTAAATGGTAGCAAGGGTATTGGTACTGGTTTCAGCACCGATATTCCGTGCTATAATCCGCTAGAGATTATTCGGCATATCAAGGTAAAACTTATCGATAATACACAATCGGCACCTGTTGCGTTTGATGGAATTCCTTACTACGAAGGATTTAAGGGCACAATTGCTAAACAGCAAGATAGTGCAGGCAATATTGAAAACAATAAGTTTATTATTAAAGGTACATATGAGTTTGTTGGTGAAGATAAAATCCGTATTACTGAACTACCTGTAGGAACTTGGACGGATGATTATAAACTATTCTTAGAGAACCAGATAGCCGATAAGAAATCTACGATTATTAAAGATTTTGAAGATAATAGCACGGAATGCCGTGTTGATATTACAATTAAATGTGTTAAGACTGGTTTGCAAGAACTTAAGTCTAAAAGTGGCGAAACAACTATTACAGATACCGCATCTGATACCTCTACAAATGATATTAACGAAATAGAAAAATACTTTAAATTAACTAGCAAGAAAACCACAACAAATATGCACGCGTTTACTGGCGAAGAAAAACTAAAGAAATACACTAATCCAAATGATATTATTAACGACTTCTTTGAAACAAGATTGCAGATTTATAAAACGAGAAAAGCAGCGCAACTTGAAGACAGCAAAGCTCAACTAAAACGGATATCAAACAAAGTAAAGTATATTGTGGGTATTTTGGGAGATAAAATAGATTTAAGGCGTAAGAAGCAAACTGAAATCAATCAGACACTAACTGATTTCGGTTTAGATAAGGAGGATGACTCGTATAACTATCTCGTAAAGATGCCGATGGATAGCGTATCTGAAGAGAACATAGTTAAACTTAAAAAAGAGCACCAAGAATTGACTAAATTTATTCAGGCGTTAGAGGCAACTAAGGAGGAAGAAATATGGTTGAAGGAACTATGCGAATTGGAAGCAGAATACGAAAAGTATGTTATGCAGCGAAAGACATTGGATGTTGAACCAGAACAAGCAAGCGATAAAAAATCAGGTAAAAAGACAAGTAAAAAAATAATTAAAAAGGTCAAATAAAATGGTCAAATAAAATGGTCAAATAAAACGGTCAAATAAAACGGTCAAATAAAAAAGTCAAATAAAAAAGTCAAATAAAAAAGTAAAGTAAAAGGTATATTAACCTTCATGTAGTGTTTTCATATTATCACAAATTTTTTCATATTTATGTAATGTTCTTCCTGCTTGTGCTAAAGACCAAGGTGTTAAAAAAGTAGAAAGTAAACTATCTTCGCATACTGAACCAGGAATTTTATATTTCCTTCTTGTTTTAGTTCTAATAACTGCTACTAATATGAGGAAGCTAATAGCTGTTATATTATATATCCATATACCTGCCGAGTTATCGTAAGGATAAACTACTGCGGCTGTGGTGTATCCTGATATAATTATAGTACTAATACCTATACAAGAATACTTATTATTACTTACTTTTTGGTATAATTGCGCGGCATAACAAGTTGGACTTAATACAGTACATATCATACTAGGAGATATATTATCAAAACAAGCGCAGAAACCATCGTGCCATTTACCAACACTGTCAAAATCAGTATAATTTGATACATGGTCTGCTACATGGTCTGCTACATGTCCTTTCACTACTTCTTGTGATTCAATATCGTTTTTTTCATATACCTTACTTGCAACAACATTTTGTTCTTCAACGGTTTGTCCTTGAATATAACCGTTGTTATTAACTTGCTCTTGATGTTGAATTAACTCTTGTGATGGTTGCTCTATTATAATACTACTGGTATCATTTGCTTGCATTTGTGAGTTTTCTAGTATGGGGTTATTATGATTATGATTAGCTTCTGTCATCATATCTTGTATATGTAAATATATATAAATATATAATTTTTATTTATATAAATTTCTCTAAACATATATTTCTAAAAGTTTGATTGAAATTTTCCTTTAATTAAAATATTTAATTAACGAATTCTTTTTCTTGAACCCTTTCTTTTTAATTGTTTCTTTTTTCTTGATTGTTTTGGTTTTTTTGCTTGTTTATTTCCCCTTTTCTTAGTTTTTTTTGCCTTTCTTGCTTTTCTTGCTCGCGATCTCATCCTTTCAGGTGTTACTCTTGTCGTAAGTACATTTGCTCTTACTATATTCATATTTGATGTAGGTGCTACAGGCATCAGATGTAAATCTGCTTCTAATTCATTTACTTTAGTTGTAATACGTCTTAATTGAATAATTGTTTCCTTTAATTCATGTGATAAGTTTAACAATGCTCTAGGTAATATTTCCAATTTATCAATACGTTTTTTTAAATCTTCTATTGATTTTGCAGTTTTTTGTTGTCTTGTTTGTGTAGGCATTTATATAAATATACATATATTTAATTTTTCTAAAAGGTTAGTTAAAATTTTCCTTTAATTAAAATTTTCCTTTAATTAAAATATTTAATTAATACAAAATATTTTTACAACAATAGTTTTCTTAGAAAAATGGTTTTAGTTCAAGAGTATTGGTGTTAGATTTGGTGCTAATTGGTGCTGATATTGGTGTGGCAATAGTACTAGCATCACGTCTGTATTTAAGATAACCGATAGCCTCGTTATATACGCGTGTGATACAGTAATCTAAAACAAGTTTATTAAGCGCCGCTACTTGTTCAGGTATTCTGTTAGGCAAGTTGCTAGCGTGTTGAAGAAAAATAGACCGCATAACAACCTTTAAATTATCGGTAGATTGCTGTGATACAATATAATTATTTCCTGAACGCTTGTAAACACCCGCTCGTATACCATTTTGTATTATCTGCATATTTTGCCTAGAAAAAAATGCTCGAGATAAAGGTGTTTCATTCCACCCACCTTGTAAAGCATCACGGTATGTACTAGGGTCATTTACGGGTATTTTATCAAACATATTAAATAAGGTATTAGTATTAGGATGTAATATATTTATACGACCGTTAACTCTTTCCATTTATATTATTTAAAGAAGAAAAAATTATATTTAAACTTATATATAGATAATATTATGGAAGGTTTTGAGAAAAAAGTATTAATAATAGCAGGAATAATATTAGTAGTATCACTTGTTTTAGTGCTTATATTTATATTAATGTCTAAAGGTAATCAAAAATATCCTCCAGTAGAGTCAGAGTGCCCAGATTACTGGGAATTAGAAGAAGATGCCAACAAAAAAATTCTATGTAAAAACGTTAAAGGTTTAGGAGAAGGTTGGAGTGGTCAATCAACAGAGGCAACAATTGAACCAAATAGACAAGATTTTCAAGGCGTTGATGGATTATGTAATAAACAAAATTGGGCGAGAGAACATAATGTAACATGGGAAGGCGTAACAGAACCTACTAAAGATGCTTGTATACAAGATGATATATTTCAATAAATTCATTAATATTTAATACTATAATTGATACTATAATTGATACTATAATTGATACTATAATTGATACTATAATTGAAATAGTTTAATAATAACATAACAAGTATTATTAAACAAAATAATTAAACAAAATAATTAAACAAAATAATTAAACAAAATAATTAAACAAAATAATCAAACAAAACAAAATAATCAAACAAAACAAAATAATCAATATAGATATTATGAATTCTATATTCAGTACATTACCGGAAGAATTAGAATATGAATTATTAGAGTATTATGTACCTAAAGAATGGATATATCTTGTAGATAAAAATAGATATGAAACATTTAGAAAAGGAAATCATATTCAATATGATAATGTAACGAATATTACTAGATATTTAATACGACATGATTACGACTATTTATTTAGTTTCGTTTTAAAGGACAATATTGATAAATGGATTAAAATAAAGAAATATTACTATAATTCATCTGTTTTCAGAAATTATTCTGAGTTTTTGTTAGCATATTGTATTGAAAATAATGCAACTAAATGTAAAGATGAAATGTATATGATATTCAATATAAAAGGATTAAGTAAAAATAGGCATAAAAAAAAACACAGTAAAAGTATTATACCAATAAATATAAAATATGATAAATTTTGATAAAATATTAAATAGAGAAAATATTAAAGAACAGATAAAAGATTTTTTACATAATTTTGAGAAAAACAAATCAGATATAACAATACAGAGGGGTATATATATTTATGGTAATTCGGGGTCAGGTAAAACGCATTTTATTGAAGATATTTTAAAATCAATAAATTATGATATCATACTTTATAATGCAAGCGATATTAGAAATAAGAATATTATAGATAATATTACGCAGAATAATATGAGTAATCAAAATGTGGTAAGTTTATTTCAAGGAAAGAAAAAGAATATAGCTATTGTTATGGATGAAATAGACGGAATGAATAGCGGTGATAAAGGAGGAATAAATACGCTTATTAAGATAATAAGACCTAAGAAAACAAAAAAACAGAAATTAGAAGAGATATCTAGTGTTCCTATAATATGTATTGGTAATAATCAAACCGATAAAAAAATAAAGGAATTAATGAAAAATTGTTTATCAATTGAACTTAAATCACCTACAACTAATCAGATAAAAAATATTCTTATGTTAACATTTACTGAATTGAAAAGCAATAAAAGAAAAAAATTGCTAAGTACTTTTATAAATTATATTGATTGTGATATGAGAAAATTTAATACTGTTAAAAATATTTATGGTAAAAATACGGATACGACAAATATTATAAATGAAACAATAATATTAAAATATTTTGAATCAAAGACTCTAACAAATGATGTAAAAGAGATTACTAATAACATAATAACTAATAATTATTCTATAGATGATCATAATACGATATTAGGCGAAACAGAACGAACTACTGTTGCATTAATATGGCACGAAAATATTGTTGATTATTTGCCAAAATCTAAGAGTAATGCTATTAATATTTATTTAAAGGTATTGGATAATATTTGTTTTTCAGATTATATAGACAGGATAACCTTTCAAAAACAGATATGGCAATTTAATGAGATGAGTTCTCTAATAAAAACATTTTATAATAATTTTATAATAAATAATAATAAAACTGCAATCATAAGTAAAAATAATAGTAAAACTAAATGCATAACAGAAAACAAATGCATAACAGAAAACAAATACATAACAGAAAACAAATGCATAACAGAACCCAAAGAATATACTAATATCAGAGATGATATTAGATTTACAAAGATTTTAACAAAATATTCAACAGAATACAATAATTTTTTATTTATACAAATGTTTTGTCAAGAACTTATGATGGATAAAAATGACATGATTAATTATTTTATTTATTTAAAAGATAATGATGTTGAAGATAAAATAACCCAAATATATGAGCATACAAATATAAAAAAATTGGATATTAATAGATTATACAGATATATAGATATATAGATTAATAGATTATTTAATTAGCAACTAATTTTAGCAACTACTTAGCAACTACTCGGGCAAAACCCGGATTTTTATTATTAGCGATATTAATATTATTACGCCATTTTTGTTTTACATAGTTATCTACGGTAATACCCTTATGATTTTCAAATTGTTCAGGACTATCATAAAATAGTTTTACTCCCTCCCATGAACCATCTTTATAATAAGGAATCATAACCCTCCAAAATTGTTTCTCTTCTTTAGAACCAACCTTAAAAGGGTAAATAAACCCTGTCAAGGCATTAATAATATTTCGTCCCTGTCTATCTTGCATAAAATAGTTAAATTCGCTTCCCGGTCCCGAATTACTTCTAATTTTGGTTTCAATCCTATTACCCTTAGAATATTTTTTATAAGTTTTTCTATTAGAATTAGACTTGTTAGATACAACTGATGTACTATCATTATCATCATAGTCATCATAGTCATTATTATAGTCGTCATAGTTTGTATTTTCATATTCCGGATTGTCTACAGGTTCAAATACATTATCGGTTGGTTGTTCATCATCTCCCCACATATTACCTTATTTATTTAGAGTTATATAAATTTATAATATATATATAATTATAATTTTATATTTATTAAAACAGATTATTATTGTTTCAATTTTTATTTTAATATAATATAATATAATTTTAATTTACTTCTAATGATATGTTGTTATCATTATTATTGTAAGCACCTATACTTTCTAAGAATGCTTTTTCTTCAGACGACATATTATTATTACTATCCCAACTATTATTGTTGTTAGCATTGCTATTATTATTACCATTACCATTCATAGTAAACTGATTTTGTTTTTGTTGTTGTTGATGTTGCAATTGTTGAATTTCCATATCTTTTTGTTTTAATATCTGAACAATATCTTGATTAGTAAGGCGTTTTTGTTCTCCATTTGGACCTTGTGCAATTATAGGCGGTTCGCTATTGTTATTGCTATTGTTATTGCTATTGTTATTGTTATTATTAGATGTTATTAATTTCTTTGTTTCTATTATCTCATAATACATTTTATCAAGTAGGTTTAACTTTTCTAATTTAAAACCTACATCATCATTTAAATCAAAAACTGATGTGCCTGCTGCGCTTGCGCTTGTGCCTGCTGCGCTTGCGCTTGTGCCTGCTGCGCTTGCGCTTGTGCCTGCTGCGCTTGTGCCTGCTGCGCTTGTGCCTGCTGCGCTTGTGCCTGCTGCGCTTGTGCCTGCTG